TCTGGTCGTCTGAATACTGTCCGACTGTTACTTGGTGATACAGATAGTAACGACCAACAGGTGCAGAACGAAGAGATCGCTTTTGCTCTGGCTCAAAATAATAATAACGTATACTACGCTGGGGCTTGGTGTGCAAGAATAGTTGCTGCCAAGTACTCACGTAAGGTAACGACATCAATAGACAATGCTATAAGTGCTGATTACAGTGACCTAGCAAAGCAGTATAACAAGTTAGCAGAAAGCCTAGAGTATCAGGGTAAGAAGTCTGGTGCTGTTGTTGGTATTAAGGCTGGCGGTATCACCAAGTCAGGTGTAGACGCTATACGTGCCAACACTAACCGCATTACTCCCTCATTCCGTAGGGATCGCTTTCGTAATCCACCAAGCTATAGTGGAGAAGATTACGGCTCAGACTACGACTAGGAGGTCTAGATGTCTTTTCGATCCTTTGATCCCTATGACATGATAAGGGACTTCGGCAAAGAAGTTACACTGCACAAACAGACTACGGATGGGACATACGATCCAGCCACAGGTACTTTGTCGGGTGGGGCGACTACAGATTATACAGCCTTTGCTTACTTCTATAACTTTGAGGTAGGTATTCAGGGCGAGACTGATCTTAGGCGTGGTACCAGAAAGTGTGTAATTTCTGCGTTGGGTCTTGCAGTTGCTCCTGATGATGGTGATACTATCTCAGGGTTTGGTGACACAGTACATATCGTAAGGGTTACCACTCATTACAGCAACGGTCTAGCAGTCATGTATACCTGTGAGGTTGCAGAATGATGAAGTTGCAGGTAGCCACTAGACCCAAAGGTCTTGGCAAGAAACTAGATGAAAAGCTAGAGTCTCAGTTTAAATCTAAATTAGTGCGTCAAGCCAACTTAGCTATAGCGGTTACAATGGGTGAAAATGGTCAAAGTAAACCTGCATTAGATACAGGTGCCTACCTAAGATCGTGGTCATTTAGTAAGCAAGGCAGACCACGGCGTGTTGATAGTAGAAGATTAACCAAAGGTTCTGGAAGTTCTGTTGATAAAGATGCTGCACAAGCTGCACTCTATTCTGACATCTCTAAGATCAAACTAAAGGGTACGACGGCCATATACTTACAGAATGGCGCACCTCATGCTCGTTATGTAGAATATAAGCACAAGTATTACATCATGGAGACTATAGCTAATAGGATAAGAAATGGCAACTATTGACAAGGATATTCGGGCCGCACTAGAAAGTAAGCTGGCTGACATACCAAGTGTACCGTCAATAGCTTATGAGAACGTCCCTTTCAACCCTACAACGGGGCAAAACTACTTAGAGGTTACCTACACCCCGATAACAAGAAGGCCCACTGTACGGGGCTTAAATCCACAGCAGAGATACGATGGCATCTTTACCATTAACTGCTATGTCCCAGAGGGTGCTGGCCCTGCTGCGGCAGATACTCTTGCTAAGAATGTTATGGAGACATACGAAGCAACATCAAAACTAACTCAAGGTTCGACTACTGTTAATATAGAATTTGCAGAACGTAGACAAGGTATAGTAGACAGTCCTTTCTATCTTGTTCCTGTTGTCGTAACTTGGTATGCATACAAATAATTAGGAGATCACTATGGCCTTTGCACAGGGTTCACGTTCCAGTCTGTCGTACATTGTAGAAAGCACTTTTGGTACGACACCTGCTGGTAACTTCACTAACTTACCTTTTTCTACTCACTCACTAAACCTATCTAAAGACCGTGTTGCTGGTAACGACATTCAGGCAGACCGTATGCCACGTGTTGACCGTCACGGTAACCGTCAGGTTGGTGGTGACATTTCTGTCGATTTGCGTGATGCAGATTACGACGATTGGCTAGAAGCTGCCATGCTAAACACATGGTCAACTAACGTACTTAAAGTTGGTACAACACCTAAGTTCTTCTCTATCGAAGACTACGCTGCTGACATCGACCAAGCCCGTTTGTTCACAGGTTGTACAGTAAACACAATGGGTGTTTCACTTGCACCTAACCAGATGGTAACAACAACCTTTGGTGTCGTCGGTAAAGACATGACAATCGGCGCAACAGAAAAGACACAGGATGCAGCATCTGGTGCAGCACCTTTTGATGCTTACTCTGGTGATCTAAAGATTGCTGACAGTGGATCCACTTTGGCATCATCTGCTATCGTTACTGGCCTAGACTTTACAGTGACTAACGGTTACGCACCTACATTCGTCATCGGTGATGACTCTGCACCAAGCCTAGAGTTTGGTCGTGCAGAAGTAGAAGGTACACTATCAGCGTACTTTGAAGATGCAGCACTAGTAAACCGTTTCATCAACGAAACAGAGACAGCACTTGAGGTTTCTGTAGGTGATGGTACAAACACAATGACATTCCTATTCCCACGTGTGAAAGTAAACTCTGCTGATGTGGGTGTAGACGGTCCTACAAGTCGTGTAGTATCTATGTCCTTCGTTGCTCTATATGACACAACAGAAGCGACAAACCTATCTATTACACGATCTGCGTAATCCCTAGCTAGGGTCGGGGGGTGTTGGTGTCGGGTCTGGCATCCCCCACAAATCTACCCGACAACCCGAAGGAGACTCGACATGGATTTAAAAGATTTAACCCCTGATAGTGATATAGTCACTTGCACCATACGACACCCAGTCAAGAACGAACCGTTAAAGAATGATGACGGTAGTGATATGGAAATAGAACTATATGCACCCTATGCAGAAGACTACAAGAAAGTGGTATTTGAGCAACAGAACAAACGTCTATCTAAATCTAAGAATGGTAAGATTGAGATTAAGGCAGAAGAACTTGAGGAAGCTGGCATTGACCTACTTGCTAAAGTTACTAAGTCTTGGAATATTACGTTTGGTGGTGAACAGCCTAAACTATCAGTGGCAAAAGCTAAAGAAATATATAAGGAAGTATTCTGGATACGACAACAGTTAGAAGAAGCTGTTGATAGTTCTTTGGCTTTTATGATGAAGTAGTATCGGATTTACTTAGCTGGGCAGACGAAGAGTTTAAGCTATCAGTCACCCAGTCTGGTGCTACTGAAAGAGATCACTTAGAACAAGTATACAAGCAGACTGGCATCAAACCTAAAGAGTTAGAGAACGAGCATAAGTTTCCCTCAATCTTGTCGCATGTCTGGTCTGCTTTTGTGCATATAAGCAATGGTAGATCAGCAGGTTTTTCTGGCCCTAACCCAATACAATACTCAGAGATAAAAGCGTGGGCTGAATTAACAGGCACACCTTTGTCATCTTGGCATGTAGAAATAATAAAGTTGCTAGACTCAAAGTACATAGGAGCATTAAATGGCTGACGATCTTTTAACGATGAAGATTGCCATAGATGATAGAGATTATCTAAAGGTTCAGAACTCCCAGAAGAAGTTCCAGTACAGCTTAGTTGAGATTGAACGGGCTTACCGTAAGGGCGAAATTACGTCTAAACAATATAATAGACAGCTTGTTATACAAACTAAAGAGTTACAAAGACTAGGCTTTACTTATGCTCAAGCGTCGAGTCAAGTTAGGCAATACTCTTATAGTCTTAGAAACGCTACTGTAGAACAGCTTAATCATGCTCAAGCTATGTCTATATCTGGCAAAGGTATGCGCAGATTTGAGTTGTTTGCTCAACAGGCTGGTTATCAGGTAGGTGACTTCGCTGTACAGGTTCAGTCTGGCACAAACGTAGCTGTTGCCTTTGGACAACAGGCATCACAGTTACTTGGCTTCTTAGGCCCAACTGGTGCAGTTGCTGGTGCTGGTATTGCTATCGCTACAGGCTTTCTTGCGCCTCTACTAAGATCAAAAGACGCTACAAGAGATTTAAATAAAGAATTAGAAGAGTTAGAGAAAACTCTAGGTTCAGTGGCAATCGGTGCAGAAGCTAGTATAGAAGCTGGTCTAACTGCACAGTTAATAGCTGCACAATCAGAAATAAATAGAATTATAGCCCTTACTAAGAGTGAAGATTTTCAACGGGCTATGGGATACGCTGGTCCAACTCAAGCTGCTATTGCTGGGGACATAATAAATGAAACAGTAGCTGCTCAAGAAGAACTTGTAAACACAACTCAAGACCAAATTGGTAATGCAAAGATACTTGAAACTCAAGAAAGAGTTCGTGCTGCTTTGCAGGGTGACCAAGTACAAGAGGCTCAAAACTACCTTGATGTTCAAAGGTTGATGGAAGAGTTTGGCAAAAGGAGAAAGAAGCAGTTAGAGTGGGAAGAGGGTGCAGAAGAAAGGCTTGCAAACGTAGCAAGAAACCGCTGGAATTTCTTCATGGCTCAACTTAAAGCTAGGCAGAAACTAGAAACTCTTATCTCCTCAGAGCAAAAAAGGTTACAAGACCAAAACGCTGTATTGCAAATGCAACTACAGTTTGGTAAAGATTCAGCAGCAGTTAGACAATTAGAAAAAGATATAGCTGTTGAGAAATACGAAAAAGAACTTCTTGGTAAAGGTGTAGCGGAAGATACTGTTAAAATACTTTCTGATCAATACAGAATAAGCCTAAACTTAACAGACCAACTTAAAGATCAAGTGGCTCAAGCTAGGGAGTTCAAGAAGCAGTTACAAGATGCCTCTACAGCTTATGGGAAGTCTCTTAAAATAGGTGCAGCGGCTGATGCGTTTGATCCAAGGGGCGAAGCGGGAATGACCGCAACAGAAGCCCTACGTTTGGGTGCCAACCCTTTCGTTTACGGTAGGGGTAATAAAAGTAAAACGGCAAAAACAACACCCACTGATGTCGTCGGTGACATGCTCAAGCAAGTACAACATCAAAGAAAACTTCTTGAATTAACCGAAGATCAACGCCGTGGTGAAGAGATAAGATTTGAACTTCTGCAACAATTAGGTCATCTTAATGATGATCGTATTGAAAAGCTAATAAAAGAATCAGAAGTACTTTACAGAGCAACACAGGCAGAAGAAAGACGACAAGAACAAATAGACAGGTTCTCAGGCCACATTGAAAACGCCTTTATGGCTATGGTCGATGGATCACAATCTGTCGAGAATGCTTTCAAGTCTCTAATGCGTAACATCATCTTAGATATATACCAACAGATGGTTGCACAGAGGGCTGCTAGTACGATTATGTCGTTCCTACCTTTCGCCAATGGTGGTACATTCTCAGGTGGTAAAGTTACGCCATTCGCTTCGGGGGGTGTCGTAAGTAGACCTACACTATTCCCAATGGCTAACGGTGCAGGACTTATGGGTGAAGCTGGGCCAGAGGCTATCATGCCCCTCAAGCGTGGTAAAGATGGTAAACTTGGTGTCGAGGGTGGTGGTACAACTATCGTCCAGAACATTAACGTATCTACTGGCGTACAACAAACTGTCCGTACAGAGATTAAGTCCCTGATGCCACAGATTGCTGATGCTGCCAAAGGTGCTGTAGTAGACGCTAAGAGGCGTGGTGGATCATACGGAAGGGTATTTAACTAATGGCTATCTCATATCCACTATCACTCCCGACACATACGGGTATAGCAGAAATAGAGTTACATGCAGTTAATGCTGTAGCTTACAGTCAGTCGCCCTTTACATTTGCAGGTCAGGCACATGCCTATGCTGGTGAAATGTGGCAAGCTGATATTAAGCTACCACCTATGAAGCGTGAAGACGCAGAAAAGTGGATTGCATTTCTGATTAGCTTACGTGGTCAGTATGGAACCTTTAGACTTAGTGATCCAACAGCAGCTACATTACAGGGTACAGCTACGGGTATGACAATTACTGGTGGTGCTGGTGATCGTACTATCACATCTGTTGTAACTAGCGGTAGAACTCTAAAGACTGGTGATTATTTTGGTATAGTGTCAGGCGGTAAATACCGACTACATAAAGTACTAGAGGATTATGTTGGATCAGGTGCCTCTAAGAATATGGAAATATGGCCAGCACTTAGAGATTCATATACAAACTTAAACGTAGATTTAACAGCAGCCGAAGGTGAGTTTAGGCTGTCGAGTAATCAACAGAGTTGGTCTGTCAACGATGCAAGTTTCTATGGTATAACATTCGGAGCAATGGAAGCGTTATGAGCCGTACAATCCCGTCATCCCTATTAAGTGTTCTAGGCAATGCCGAAATAGAACCTTTCTATGCTGTAGAAATGCAGTTCGATAGTGGTACTATGCGTATCTGGACTGGCTATGGTAACAAATCTATTGGTGGCAATACTTACACTGGTACAGGTAACCTGCTACAGATTGAAGGTCTAGAAGAAACTAGTGACTTGTCTGCAAAAGGGACTACACTTACACTTAATGGTCTTGACAGTACTATCATCACATATGCCTTAACAGAGGACTATCAAGGTCGTCTAGCTAAAGTATTCTGGGGCGTAAATGGTGTCTCTGATGTAATTGAGGTATTCTCTGGTTATATGGATCAGATGACTATCCAAGATGAAGGTGAAACATCTACGATCCAGCTTACTCTGGAAAGCCGACTAGTTACCCTAGAACGTCCCAGCAATCGTCGTTATACAGCAAAAAGTCATGCTGGTGTACGTGCGCAGAAGGGATTAACTGGTGACGACAGTTTCTTTGACTGGGTAGTACAGCTACAAGATAAACGAGTCCCTTGGGGACGTGAGGTAAAGGACAGTGATAATTAGACCCGACCTAGATGCACTCAATGAGTACATAAGAAAAGTACGTAATGTCCCTTTCCAGTGGCATACTAATGACTGCTTCATGTTTACCAATAATGCTTATAAGTCTATGTATGGTGAAGGTTGGGCAGATGACTGGGAAGGTAAGTATACTAAAGGTGGCATGTATCTAAAGCGTGATGCACTACGAGAAACCTTTAAGGCTCAGACCCTAGAAGAAGCAATAGACACTAAGCTAACACGTATTGATTATACCCCACCTAAAGGTGCCTTAGTCACGACAGACAAGGTAAGACGTTGGGTAATCAATCAGGCACTTGGAATTTCAGTAGGATCAAATTCTCTATTTGTAAGTGATAAAGGTATAATATCTATACCTACAGAGAATGTAACAAACTCTTGGATTAAAACATGAAGTACACACTAGGCGATTTTACTGTTAAGAACTGGAACAATTGGGATCGTGTACCCCGTGATCCAGTAACTCTAGGTTCTATGATTTTTGGTGGTGGTGGATTTACTGTCCTCACTGCTACTCAGATGGCTATTGCTACAGTACTATTCTACGTTGGTGCTACAGCTATTGCCTCTTGGGCAATAAAAGCACTTACACCTGACATAGACCTTAGTTCCCTTCGTGGCCTGTTAGCTAACACACGGGAAGCTACAGCACCTCAAGAGGTAGTCTATGGTGAAGTACGTAAGGGTGGTGTTATCACCTTTATGGAAAGCACTGGTGACAAGAACAAATACCTACATCAGATCATTTGTCTTGCTGGACATGAAGTAAATGACATTGGTGACATTTATATTAATGATGTTGTCGCCAACCCAGACGGTTCTACACATTTAGTCGGCGGTGACTGGAACGATAAGATATACATTCGTAAGTTCACTGGTTCTGATACTCAGAATATCTATAGTACCCTAAGTGGTATCACAGATGGGCCTGAGTTTAAGGACGGGGCCAGTGTTGCCGCTAACGCTACTGACTTTAAAGGTCAAGGCATTGCTTGTCTGTATGTCCGTATGGAATACGACCAAGACACTTTTGCAGAAGGTATTCCCTTGTTTACCGCCAAGGTACAAGGTAAGAAAGTCTACGATCCTCGTACAGCTTCTACAGCATACTCTAATAACCCTGCACTTTGTATTCGTGATTACCTAACATCTTCCTATGGCCTAGATGACACAGGTGACATAAACGACACTACCTTTAGTGCAGCGGCTAACACTTGTGATGAGTCTGTATCTCTTGATGCAGGTGGAACTCAAAATCGCTATGAGATGAATGGTGCATTTGTCCTAAGCAGAACACCCTCAGACATCTTACATGATATGATGACCTCTTGTGCTGGTACACTGTTCTGGGGACAAGGTGAATGGCAACTTAAAGTTGGTGAGTACACAACACCAGTCAAGACATTTACCCTAGATGACTTCCGTAGTGGTATTAACTTAACTACTAAGCATAGTCGTCGTGATAACTTTAACATTGTTCGTGGTACATTTATTGATGCAGATCAAGACTGGGTACGTGCAGATTATCCAGAGATCAGATCAACAGCTTTTATAGCTGATGATAACGATATAGAAAATGCTATTGATCTAACTTTACCATTTACAACAAACTTTGCTATGGCGCAACGTCTAGCTAAGATGACTTTGTTCCGTTCTAGAGAACAGATGACATTATCAGCAGACTTTGGTATGGAAGCCTTTGAAGTTCAAGTTGGTGATATTGTCGAGATTACTAACAGTCGTTATGGTTGGACACAAAAAGATTTTGAGGTTGTAGGTTGGCGTTTTAGTAACAGTGGTGATACTGGGGAAATGTTGATTAACATGACCCTACGTGAAACATCCTCTGCTGCCTTTAGTTGGAATGCAGAAGAAAGTGACATCACAGGTAACGACAGTGACCTTGGTAATCCCGCTTCTGACTTAACTGTTAGTAGCGTTACAGTTACAGACAAAGGTACTATTCAAACTGACGGTACTTTTGTTGGTCAGGCTTTGGTGTCGTGGACACAAGCAAATAACAAATTCATAAGTCACTATGAAGTTGAGTGGAAAGATGTAGACGAAAGTTCTTATCTGCATACTCAAATTCAAGCCAGTGAAAGTTCTGTTATAATAGGTCCACTGGAGACTGGTACACAGTACAATGTACGTGTTAGGGCTGTTACTATAGCAGGTATCAGGGGTGCTTGGGTAGCAGCTACACCATATACTCATGGTGGGGATAGTACTGCACCTTCTCCAGTGACAAGCCTTACAGCTACTGGCGGTCCAAAGATTGTTACATTAGATTGGACTGCACCTACTACAGACAGTGATGCAAGTACACTATATGACCTTAAAGGTTATAACATCTATCGTAACACTACAAACAGTCAACCAGTAAGCCCTATAGCATTCTCTGGTTCTGATAAGTATGTAGATGGCGGTCTAGCAGCAAGTACAACATATTACTATTGGGTGGCTGCTGTAGACTTTACTGGTAACGAAAGTACATCAGTAGCATCAGGATCAGTAACAACGGATGCGCCTGTAAGTGGTGTTGATGCAGATACTAGAATTTACACTGGTAAGGTTTACTATCAGACTATACAGGCATCAGCACCTAGTACACCTAGTGCGACCAGCTTTAGCGAAACGACACTTAGTTTTTCAGGTTTGACTTCTGGTTGGGCAGAGACACAGCCACGTGTAGATGCGACAAGCACAACGGTCAAAGAATGGTCATCAAAGTATAAAGTCGAATATGACGCAGATGATAACGAGACTATTACATTCTCTACGCCTGATGGTGCATTCCAGATCACAGATGACCTAGAAAGTGACAACTATGTTACTGGATCGTCGGGTTGGCGCATTGAACGTGATACTGGTAATGCAGAGTTCCAGAATGCTACTATTCGTGGGACACTTAATGCCAATGATATAAGAACTGGAACGCTTACTGTAAATGAATTGCCTGGGCTTACTTTTGCAGATGTGGTTACTGGTGGTGACACAAGCCAATTTGATACTACTTCGACAGCCGACTCCACTGCGGCTATTCGTTCAGCACTTGGCTTTGGCGCACAGACTATGTATCGTTACAATAACTATGCTTCCCTTTCGGGTATAGTAGCAGGTTCAACTTTAATCGGAACCGCCACGCTTACTATTGAAAAGAACTCTGGCAGCGATCCTAGTGGTATGAATACTTGTTATTTCGTGCTTTATGATGGCTCAACAGTGGTAACGTCACCGTGTACCAATACTGTGCAAACTGGTGCGGTTACTTTGAATGGCCAAAATAACACAGCCACTTTCACGGCGGCATTAGCTATTGAGAGTGCAGTTTCTGGAACTGCCACGATGGGGTTTTACTTCAGCGGCGGCAGTCCTGATGAAGATGAAATGTCAGCGGATAGATATTCGTTCTCTGTGATTGAGTTTACCAAGTAGGGGCCGCAAGATGTATGTAACATATAACATTACAACTGGTGCAATTTCTGGTTGGTCTAATAAATCAAGCACACCACCTTCTGGTTATGCAGAAGTCCAATCAGATGATTACATAGATCAACTGCATTGGTACTACGATGCGGAAACGGGTACATTCTCTGGCCCAACCGATGCAGAACAAGATGCCTTAGACATGCAGTTATTAAGGTCACAAAGGAATGAACTATTGTCTCAGTCAGATTGGACACAAGTTGCAGACGCACCTGTGGACGCTACTGCATGGGCCACGTATCGTCAAGCCTTACGTGACCTACCAGCAAATACAACAGACCCTGCCAATCCAACTTGGCCTACTAAACCATCATAAACGAGGATATTATGGGATACCAACTAGGAACACGAAGTAAACAAAAGCTGTCGGGTGTTCACCCCGATATGGTAGCAGTAGTATCACGGGCGATTGAGTTGTCTGAACAAGACTTCTCCGTGCTTGAAGGTATACGACACATCAATCGTCAACGAGAACTAGTGAAGACAGGTAAGTCAACCACTATGAACTCACGACATCTGACAGGACATGCAGTAGACTTAGTGCCTTATCCTGTGTCGTGGGACTGGGAATACTTTTACCCTATCGTAGACGCTATGAAAGCAGCAGCAGAAGAGTTAG